ACAACTGAACTTTACAAGCAGGAGATCAACTATGTACGCAATATTAAGTCAGATTTTAAGACTAACACCAGATCAAGTAGTAAAAGTGGTAGTCTTCAATGGAGTTGAAAATACAACTCAAGTTGGTAAAGTATTATTTGCTTCATCCTCTTATTTTGTTATGACTACTTCACAGGATTATCTTGATAAAGGATATTTTCTTTCTTCAAATCTTAGATCTATTTCTGTCATAGCTGAAAGATCTAGTGCAGGTTAATTACAAATTTATATTAAATTAAATTAGCGTGCGAATAAACACAGCTAAAATAATTTAATCAATTAGAAATTGATTAGTAAGACGTCAATTTCAATATTATCAGAAGATAAATGTTCATAATTTACTTCTTGAAATAATACGTTAGCCTGTTGACACTTGCGTAATTTATCTGCAAACTTATCAACAGCTAACTTTAGTCTTACATTAGTTTTATCTATTCTATCAATTAGCTTGGAACGTTTGGTAGATAAATTACCTAAACGTTGTGAACCATCTTTTGTTAGTTTTGATAAACGTAAGTTTTTAATTAAACTATCTAAATTAGAAAGTTCAATTTCCAAAAGTGCTAATTCATTTTGTATTGCTTTATATTCACGTTGTGAAGGTAGAGCTGATGCATTTTGTTTTCTTTCTTTTTGTTTTTGTTTTTCTAAATTAGCTATAGCTAATTCAATCTTACGAATTCTTTCAGTGTTAGTAGTAGTAACATGTTTAATGTATCTATCTTTACCACTTGATTGATTTACTAATTCAATTTCTTGTTTTAGTTCAGCAATTAATTCGCGTTTTAGAATTATTAGTTCTTGAACTGATTTATTAGCTTTGGATACGCCAGGTTTTGTATTATTAAGACGATTTTGTTCTTTGCGTAATTTAGCTTCATTCTGCTCAGATTTTTGGCGAACTTCATGTTCCTCTTTATTTCTTTTAGCAGCCTTAGTTTTATTACTAATTTCAACATTTCGTTTTGTTTTCCAAGCACTGACATTTCTAAGTTGATTTGACATTTCAAGTTTACCAATCTCTCTAAAAAGAGTGATTAGATTTATAACTAAACTGTCAAAAGATTCTTCAACTAATTTTGAATCTCTCCAAAATGAATGTTTGTTAGGTGCTTGACTTAAGTCCATACAAGTACGTTCTTCATTGATAAATAATTCAATGAATTTGACAAATAATGGATGTTCTTTAACTTCCATTAAACGTTGTATTTGTGCTTCAAGTTCCTCACCATAGGAATAATTTGAATTATCTTTCATAAATAGAAATGAATTCATCATCTTTCCAATTGAGTAGTAACTTTTAGTTGGCCAGATATCAACACCGCAAAAAGATATTTTTGGGTTTTCATCACTGTTTAATGATCTTTCGCTTTTAGTAGGATGAACTACCATACCTAACTGTTTTGCGACCTCGACTATTTCTTCATTAGATGGTACTTCACCAAATAATGAGTTTTCATAGTAGTACAAAGAACATATTCTGTTCCATAAACTACCAATTATAGTTGTTGCTGCACATCCTGAAGGTAACCCATGTTCACCAGATATTAATCCTTCTGGTGTGTATAATGGAGTATTAGATAAATGGTGAAAATAATTTGAGATAAGACTCTTAATCGAGTAAACCTCATCATTTATGATGTACTCTTCATCACCGTATAATAGATGAAACACTTCTTCAACTGAATCAAAAGCTAGCTTTTGAATACTCGTATCATAAGAAGAGTAATCTAATGAGATAAAAGTATTATTCCAGACTAAAGCAGTATCATCTCCTTGAGCAAAATGAACAAAATATTCTTTTGTTGGATTTGAAATAGAAGCTCT